GTACTGGCCCCGGTACACGCGCAGGGCGTCAATCAGGCGCTGGGCGATGCCCTCGGTATTGCGGAAGTTCCGCATCTCCGTGAGCCTTCCACGAACGTGTGACGCAAGCTGCGTCGTGACAGCGTCGTCGGTATTCTTCTTGGCCGCAGCATCTGCCGCGAGCTGGTCCTGCGCCTGCATCTCCTGCGGGGAGACGACACGGAGCAGGCCGCGACCGGGAGATCCGGTGTCGACCCCTCCCAGACCATTCGGCATTTGCATGGGGATTGCGGCCACTTCAGTTCCTCAGTTGCGCAGCGAATAGTCTCGTGGTATGGCAGGTGTGTGTCAAGCCGCCCATCTCCCCTCGATGATGGGGATTAGCTGCCGTTTGCCATCTGCATGCAGAATAGCATGGGCATTGAGCCAGCTCGACGGGCCGTGGTTGTACTCCAGCCTGAGCTTGGTCGAGGTGCCGACCTGATAGCAGCCCTCCTCGATCGCCGGGGAGTGGCTGTGCCCGACGATGCTCTTGACGCCGATCCGGCTCAGGTTTTTTGCGCTTCCGCGCGAACCGTTGGGTCCCAGATCGCCGTGCATGCCAAGCTCGACGCCGCCCAGTACGAAGCTCGCATCCTCGTCGAGTACACAGGTGTGCGGGACCTTCGCTCGCTCGAACCAGAGCGTGAACGGGTCCGGGTACTCCGTACCGCGACTCGTGAGCTTGGTCTCGCGCACCATCGCCAGTGCGGTCTCCAGATAGAACTCCGCGTTGGTCGGGTCGAGCTTCCAGTCGTGCCGCAACATCCAGCGGCGCAGCATATCGTTGTGGTTCGCTGCGACGACAACAGATAGCGTGCCCTTCCGCGCTCGATCAGCGACGAACTGGATCGCCCGATCCGTCTCCGCCTTCACGTTGTGGGCGTGCGCCCGCGATTTCGCGATGACGTTGAACGGGTTTCCGAGGTGGTGCGGGTTGCAGCTATAGGAATCAAGCAGGTCGTGGTAGATCAGGTGCTGCGGGTGGAGGATGTCGACCATCCCACCAGTGCCGAACGTCGCAGCCTCCACCAGCGGGTCGATGAAGTCGACGTGCGTATCACCCATCACCAGCGCCAACGGGCGCGGGGCCTTCTTCTGCCCGTCCACCGTGTACCGCATGTCCAGATCGGTACTGCTCTCGGAGACCGAGTCATAGTGGATGTGACGCGCGTGGAACGTATCCCCGTCGATGACGACGAACACGGCTGCGAGCGAGTGGTGGAACTCCCCGATGCGCCCTGAGCGCGAGTCGGTGTAGTTCGCCATCGTGCATGCGCCAGTGGTCATCAGGAGCTTGGCCATCTTGCTCGACGGCGTAGGGATCGCCTTGAGCTGCACCTTCGTGTGCCCGAGGATCCCTGAGCTTGAGTGCGAGATGGCGTCCGCGCCGGTCAGCGGCGACGAGGCCGTCGGCTGGATCTTCAGGTCGCCGAGAACGGTGAGGTTTGAGTTCAGCGCCTTGCGCGTGTTCCACAAGAACGGGCGGACCTCGGATGCCCAGTGCTCGGCGTTCTGCTGGCTGCCGGTCCACTGGCTCGTCGGGTTCTTGTAGCGCAGCGGAATAGCTAGTATTTCAGCCTCATTCGCTTCTGCAATGCGTCGTAGAATCCGCCACCACACGGGGTGGACCGGCGTTGCGTTCTGCGCAGCGACGACGATGAAGCACTTGGCGTCGGGTGAGAGCGGACGTTCGAAGATCGTCGTAGGCGCGAGGACTTCATGCGTCGGATCATGCGCTGCTCGGAAGTCGTCGAGCGAGCGACCCGGCTTCTTGCTCATTGGATTTGTGCCCGGAGCTTGGAGGCGAACGCCTTCGTTCCTGCCCAGACTCGCTTGCCGCGATTGCCGCCGACGCTGGCAGTCTCGATGCTGAAGTCTTGGAACTTGTCACGGTACACCGCGAAGTCTCCGGTGGAGAGTCCGCAGCGGCGGATGAACTCTGCCTCGTACTCCCAACTCTCGCCGAGTGCTTCGAGTCCCGCCTGTATCTTTTTCGGTACGATGTAGGACCGATCGTGCGCCGAACGGAAGGACTCCAGATCCTTACCTTTTGCGGACGACGGGGGGGACGACTTGGGCTTTGCCTTGCTCATTCTTGACTCCAGTGGTGGGCTTGGGCAAGAGCGAATCTGAATAGATCCTCCCGCCAGTGAACGGGTCGATGCGCGCGGCAATCCGTACCGCTTCAACTGCACTCTTCCCGCAATGCATGGCACCGAGCGCAGCCTTTGCGCCGCTGCCGATCGCATAGAAGTCGTCACTCACCGGCTCGCCTCGACAGTACACATCGAACTCGAACAGGCCGGAAGGAGTGAGGACGAGGCAGAGGAAGTCTCCGCCGAGATGAAGGAACGTATCGGGTATCGGCTTGCCACTGCCGTACCAATCGACGAAGAGGAGACCGGGGGACGATTCACCAGCGGTGGCAATAATCACGTCGAAGGATTTCTTTCCTTGCGTTACCGTCTTTCGGTACAGCTTCTTGCACGAGTGAATACGTGCGCCACTGTCCTCGCCGTAGGTCACTCGGGAGTCCGCTGCAAGGATCCCGTCTCGGTAGGCGATTGTCGTCATCCGGTTTCCTTGCAATTCGTGGGCTACATTGCTGTAGTATAAGGGAATCCGCACAGGAGTTTGCAATGGCTCGCCAACCGGCGAATACCGAAATCGTTTTTCCGGGGACTGACACGGCACTCCCCATTGATGCCCTGAAAGCATCCATCGCGATGGAGCTGGCGGCAGGGCTATCCGACTCCGACGGCGTCAAGGCTCGCTACGGCATCTCAGAAGCTCAGTGGTCGATCCTCAAGCGCACGCCGATCTTTCGGCAGATGCTTAGGGAAGCACTCGAACGGCTCGCTGGCGACAACAATGCCGGTGCCCGCATTAAGTTAAAGTCGGACGTGCTGCTGGAGGACAACCTCCCCGTCCTCGACGAGATCGCCAACGACAAGCAGGCGCAGTCCTCTGCCCGCATCGAGGCAATCAAGACGATGGCTCAGCTCGCTGGCCGGTCGCAGAAGGAAGCGACGCAGGGCGGCGGACAGGGCGCGTTCTCCCTCAACATCATCATCCCCGGTGCCGGGGAGGTGAAAGTCACGGGCGACCAGCGCCCCGCGCTGGAGCATTCCACCGATGAGTAATGCGGTCCTGACCTACACCGCTCCGGCGACTGTCGGGCGGTTCATGCTCGACGACCACAAGGTACGCCTGCTCCTCGGTCCCTACGGCTCCGGCAAGACCACCGGCTGCATCATGGAGCTGGCCAAGCGCATGCTGGAGGAACACCCGGACGCCACCGGGGTCCGGCGCACCCGCTTCGTGATTGTGCGCAACACTGCACAACAGCTTCGGCAGACGATTCTGGAGGACATTCGAAAGTGGCTCCAGCCGGTGATGACCTACAAAGTCACCGACTCGACGCTGGTGTTCGACTTCATGCACCCCACGGCGGGCCGGATCCACTCCGAGTGGATGCTGATCCCCCTCGACAAGCCCGAGGACCAACAGAGGCTGCTCTCCCTGAACATCACGGGAGGGTGGGTGTCCGAATACCGGGAGATTCCCATCAGCGTCGTGGAAGCCCTCTTAGGCCGCGTGGGACGCTACCGACCGCTCGGTGTCGCCAAGAACGCTTGGTACGGCATCATCGGTGAGTCAAACCCGCCGGATGAGGACTCCGAGTGGCACATCAAGATGGAGGTCGACCTCCCCAACAACTGGGCTGTATTCAAGCAGCCGGGTGGCATGGAGCCGACCGCCGAGAACCGGGACAATCTCCCGGACGGCTACTACGAGTCTCTGATCGAGTCGAATACCGAGGACTGGGTGGACGTGCATGTCCACGCGAAGTACGGCAAGAGCCTCGCCGGTCAGGCGGTATTCCGCACCAGCTTCAAGCCGGACATCCACGTCACGTACCAGCCGCTGACGGTCAACCCGCTGAAGCCGATCATGATTGCTCAGGACTTTGGTCGCACTCCGGCGGCGCTGTTCTGCCAGCTCGATGCGATCGGTAGGCTGGTGATCTTCCGGGAAGCTGTGTCGAACGGGATGGGGATCGAGCAGTTCGCCGTGACGCTGCTGCGTCCGCTCATCGCACAGCACTACCAGACCGCTAAGGTGTTCATGGTGGCCGATCCCGCCGGTCGGCAGAAGTCACAGGTCGGTGAGGAGTCGCCGTTCGAGTGCCTGAAGCGGTTGGGCTTTCGGGCCTACCCGGCACCGACGAATGATCTGGAGCCTCGCCTGCGCGCGGCGGAGCAGGTCATGCTGCGCCGAGACGGCCTGCTCATTGACGGCAACAACTGCCCGCTGCTCGTGCAGGCGCTGAAGTCATACTACCGCTACAAGCGTAGCAAACAGACCACGGAGCTTGCCGACACCCCGGACAAGAACCACCCGTGGTCAGATCTCGGCGACTGTGTGCAGTACGCGGCGCTCGGCGCTCTCGGCGACTACGTTGCTCAAGTGATCGCCGACTCTACCCCGCGTCCGAGGGGGCCTCGTCCTTCGACGGCAAGCTGGACCTGACCCACTTGGCGTTGATGATTCCCCCGCAACTCCAGCATCGAATCGAGCCGTCGTTGCACAGAGAGAACTCATCGCAGTCGCACTCGGCGCACTCCATGAGCTTGGGGCCGCGCTCGATGTATATCACCTCACCCATCAGCGCCAATGATCCTTGATCCACGGGCAGATCTTCATGGCGAACGGGGACCACGGGTCGACCTGTCCTTCAAAGAAGATCACCCTCGCACCCTTCGGCATGCGGCCCCCATTCGGTTTGACGTGGAGTCGGAAGGAGAACACTCCGTCCTCCTTCGTCCATCGCTTCTCGTGGGGTCCGAGCTTATAACTGATCCACGCCTGATCTGAGCCGTCGAACCCTGCCTTGCGCGCGTCGCGAGGGCTGTTGTCGGGATCGAAGTCGTCGTATACCTGCTTGCGTGCGCCAGCGGTCATGAGCTGCATCGAGCCGTTGTACGGCGTGCGACGCAGCGTCTCGCCCCAGATCATGAAGTCCTCGGGGCGATCCCACACAGGCGTCACGTCGTCGACCAACACCACATCGAGGTCGATCGACACGAAGCGTTCCCCGATCCACTCGCGAGCCTTCTCGCTGTACATCGGCAGCCGCCGGTAGCAGGACGGGTTCAATCCGCCGTGCGGCGACGGTAGGTGCGTGAACTGCTCGACCTCGGCGAGCGGGACGATGCGAACCTCGGAGCTGATGTGCTTCGGGTTGTCGGTGATACACACCAGCTCGAACGGCTTCTTGTACTGGCGTCCGACCATGTTCAGCAGGTTGTTGACCTGCACATACGTGAACGCCGAACGGTAGCCGACAGGCGGTGCCCACTTCCAGCAGACGACTTTGAGATCGCTCACGGTAGCTCCACGTTTTCCCACTTGAATCGGATCGGGTTCTTCGACCGCTCATCGCCAGTCCGGCGCTTGTGATCGAACCTGCGTCGGTACTCGTCGCCGAACTCGCCTACCTTTCGGGGGAGATCGGTATTCGCATCCGCGACCACATCGCGTTCAACACCGAAGAGCAGAACATCGTCGTGGTGCTGACGAGGAGCAAGGTTCCCAAGCTGACGAAGGAAAGGGCCGTCGCCGCCGTACGTCCCGCAATAATCTTCGTCATAGCCGTTGACCGCCCAGTAAATCGAGTGCTTCACCATGAAGGTGTTGCAGTGGTACTTGCGCCGGGTGCAGTCCGGTAGGAACGTCCGCTCGAACGTGTGGTAGCGAGCAGGATCGAGCTTTCGCCGGAACAGGTCCGTTGCGGCCTCCGGCGTGAGCAGGATGTCCATGTCAGACATGAACAACCAGTGATTCTCTTCCGGCGTGCATGCCTTCTTCGCGCCGAGGTTGCGTGCGCCGTGCTGGTTCCACGGGATGTCCTCGGTCACGCGGTACAGCTTCTTCGGCATCTTGCAGTGCTTGAAGATCGGCTCAGCCGGGTACTTCGTGCTGCCATCATCGACGAGGATGATCCGCAGCGCGCCGCGCAGCTCGCCAGCGTAGCGATTCCAGTTCTCCACCTGACGCTCAAGCATCTGGGGGTTCTCATAGTACGGATAGATCATCCGAACCGTGAGCGGGGGCGAAGGCAGTTTAAGCTCCATTGAGCATCTCGATCATCTGTAGGAACGTCATCTTCGGGAAGTGCGGGATGAGGCTGCGCGTCGTGACGTTATAGACGTTCAGCTTCTTGATTTTCGCGTACTGCGAGAAGCCGTGCATGTCGCGCACCCACATGCTGAAGTGACCGGGCTTCGTCGCGCCTTCGGGCTTGGTCCATGAGTACGGCGCATGCCAGTACGGCTCACCGTTGGGTCCCTTCTGCATGTCGAAACCGAGCAAGAATAGATTGTCCCCCTCGCTCATCTGATGGAAGGCAAGATTGATTGCGCAGGTACCAGAGTTGCCGCCGTGTAGCACGCGCGGCTCCACGCTCGGGTAATTCCGGTTGAAGTGCGCAAAGCGTCTCCATACGAAGTTACCGTCGCCTTCCACGTTGCAGTCGCACTTCTCGCGAACCCATGTCGTCTGCACGCGCTGCTTCGCGAGCTGCTGCCAGCGATGTTCAAACCACAGGCGGTCCATCGTCAGCGCCTCGTGGACGTTGACCAGCACCGAGGATTCGTTCACTCCGATGACGTGCCCGTATGCCATCAGGTCGTTGAGCGCATCCGAATGGTCCCTGAGCGACCACCCGCCGCCGATGACAAACTTATTCGACATGCTTCTTCCTCCACCCGGAGACGACAATGCGCCCGCGCGAGTGTTCATGCACGACCCACTCCATGTCGGGGATATGCATGTTGAGCATGTCGAGCCACCAGTCGCCGGGGCGGATCGTAATATGGGTGTTCCGCCCATCCGGGAGGAAGCTCTTCGACAGAGCAGTGTCAATGTTGAAGAACACACCGCTGATCGCCAGCCAGTTGATCGTGCGCAGCGTGTCGACGACGTAATCGAACTCGACGTGTTCCATCACGTCGGTACAGACCACATAGTCAACCGGCTTCATCGGCAGCACCGCCTTGCCGACCACACCGGGGTCGTACTCGGTGACGATCACGTCAGGGTGCATCGGCTCGATCGCGGGCTTGAACGTGCCGCGACCGCAACCGTAATCGAGGATCGTGATCGGCCCCGGCTCGAACTTGTTGAGCAGCGGCAGGATCGTGGGGACCCACGACTTACCCGCGCCGCCCCACGGCTTGCCAACGTGCTTCTCGATGAGGAGCTGCTGGTATTCGTCGGAGATCAGCTTTGCCATACGATCCTCACATGCTTCTTGCCACGTTCGAGGACGTGGGTGGGTCGACCGAAGGCTTCAGCGAGTTCGCTGAGCCAGTCAGGTCGGGTCTTTCGAACGTCGAGAATGATCGTTGCGTGCGGAGCGAGTGCGCTCTTCACGAGATCGAGGTAGTCGCCGGGGCAGATGTGAAAACCCCATGCTGCGAAGCTCACGACAAGGTCGACCTTCTCGTCGAGTTTCTGAGTGGAAGTGGGGAGCCACTTGCTCGTCAGTACGCCGTTTGCGCGGTGGAAGGCTTCCGCAACTCGGGCGTCGTTGAAGGTTTTACAGTGGCTTCGCACTTCCGGGGGGTCGCTGACCCCATCAAGTACCCAATAAGCAGCGGGTTCGTACCGCCTGCTAAGATGAATCCCAATGCCCCCCATGCCACCGCCCACGTCAAGTATCGTACGCACTTGTCGAGGAAGTACCGGGTCGATCGAAGCCATGATCGCATCCAGCGACGCCTCGTATGCGCGGTGCCAAGCATCGAACCCAGACTTATAGGCATCGGAAACCTCCCCTCGTTGGATGTGAAGGTACTTGAAGTGTTCGGGCTTGACAATCACTTCGCATCCCTCACGAACACATGGTCCCGACGAGTGTCATTCGCCACCCGGTAGCCGATGCTGTGGACATAATCGTAGATCTCGTCCTTGAAGCGGGGAAGGATCTCAAGCTGTAGCGTCGGGCTGCATCGCTCGATCAGTGACGCCGCCCCGCGCAGCGCCTCGACCTCATGCCCTTCGACATCGAGGTGGATGAAATTCACGCCCTGCACGCCTGAGCTGTCGAGCGGGATGGCCCACACCGAGAGGTCGCCGTCTCCGTCGATCGCGCCCGTGCCGCCGACGTTGCGCCGGAACATGAGTTCCTGCGACCGGCTCGACAGCGCCGCGTTCACCGTTCGCACGCGCGGGCGGTGGTTCTTCAGCAAGCATGCGTAGAGATCCGGGTCCGGCTCGAACGTGACGACCTCGGTGAAGTGTCCTGCCAAGTAGTTGGGGAAGATGCCGATGTGGCCACCGGCCTGCACCGCGACGCCCTTCTTCTTGGTCCACGCGATGCCCGCGTCGAGATCACCGACGTTGCGCGTGATGAACCGCCAGCAACGATCCGACTTCACGGAGTCATCGGGGATCCACAGCTTCGCCTCTTCGTTGTAGATCATCCAAGGATCCTCAGTTGCGGGATTAGCTTCTCGTTCTTGTGCGCCATCCACCACATGCCGATGTGACCGAGGTCGATGGCATGGAAGTCGCCCGCCAACCGAGCAGCGAGGCACGTCGCCGTCGGGCCGCACATAAGCAGGACCCGCTTATTCTTCGCCGCACGGATCTGCTGCTCGATCATATCGATCTTCGGGTAGGTGTGAGCATAGTCGGTCTCGACGACAGCGATCGACTTTGCCGACAGCATTGCCGGAAAGGTATTGCTCAAGCTGCGCTGCGAGCCGTACACCATCGTAATGTCTTGGCCCTGCCATAGAGACTCGATCATTCCGTAGTATTCATCGGTCGCAATCCACGGCGCGCTATCGGGGCGGGTGATGAACGCCGAATGGTACTGCTTCGTCGGCGACAGATAGCTCCCGTAGTGAAGGCAGCACTTCATCCAGTTGACGTTCTTCGGGGAACGTACGTCGAGTCGGGGGATCGCCACGAGCAGGTTGGGATTGTTCCCCTTCAGGATGTTCTGCAGTTCAATCTGGATGCCGGGGACACGACGCTGCGACACGCAGTTGCCGCCACGCACGAGATTGAACTCGCCGTCGCCGTAACGTGCGATTGACTTCCCCGCGATGACCTGACGCAAGGTATCGAATTCATCGACGACCTTCGGATACCCCTTCAGCATTTGCGTAGGGTCTCGCTCATGGTAGACTCTGCTCGTTCATGTTGATCCCTTGTGGTGAACAACTCGGCCCTCCTCGTGGGGGCCTTTTTTTGTCTGGAAGAAACCGGGGGCTACTGCCCCCGGCTCCATGACAACGTGACACGAAGGGTTTCCCCTTCCTTGAGCCACGCTTCGGCCCTTACCCTTCGACGACCTCCACGTTCGTCGGAGCAGCCGGGGCCACGATGTCCAAAGGGACATTTTCGACCTCAGCGAAGTCCGACTCGTTACCAGCGGCGTCAACCGTGGTCACGGCGAAGTCGTAGCTCCCTTCGGGGAGCGTCGACAGAACAGGGTCCGACGCGAACACCACTTCGGTCACATCTGCCGCGACGGTAATCGACGGCTGCGTGTAATCGAACACAGTGTTCGACGGCCCGAAGTACACCTTGAACGATGAATAGGCCAAGCCACCCGGATTCTCGGGAGCCACCCACCTGAGCTTGCGTTGTACGATCTTTGACATCAGCCATTCCCTCCACAGAAAAAAGTTAATCGACACCCACACCACCGGGAGCAGGCAGGAAAGCATATATCCACCAGCCCCGTTGAACGCCATCCACAGCACCAGCGCACCCAGTGATGCCTGCGCCGCAAGAAGCAGTGACCACATCAGAGCAGACGCTGCCTGCACAGAGTGCTGCATCATATATCCAGTGCCCCGCTTTCGGTATTGAAATGCCAGTATGGCAGAACTGATTCGCCTCACTACTGGGCACCCACTGAGAGCGAACCAGATCGAGGTACAGTGTTCTCGCCCCGCCCTCTACCCGGTACCGCCACACCTGCAAGCTCGTCGCGTTGAGCGTGTTGGCGTTGCTCCAGCACACCTGATGCGTCTGATCGAGCGACATCGAATAGGTATCTCGGTCCTGCAGCGTGATGGGCTTCGGGAAGCGCACCTCGGCGGGCGGCACGACGACCTGCCCGAACGCAAGCCCAAGCGGCGACTTGCCGAGGATGATCGAGATCCAGATGACCGCTATGGCGAGCGCGATCATCACACCAATGCGGAACCAGTCAGGCTTTCTCTTGCTCACGAACTTTCCGCTCCATGTAGAGGTCGGTGATCGGCAGGTCGACGCTGGCTTCCCATGCGTAGTCGCCTGCATCCGTCGTCAGGCTCGCAATCGTAGCACAGAGCGACTCGACCGACTCGCAGGCATAGCATACGCGCTGGAGGTTTACTTCACCGCCAACGTAATGGTCTCCGGGACGCGGCGCGACGTTGAACCCGCTGATGATAAAGCCGTTCTGCACACGACGGATCTCGATATGCGTCAGCAGCTTGCGCCAGCGCCCGTCTCCGACCCCCTGCTGGCGGATCTCGAACACCGGGGCCATCAGGCTCATCGAGGCTTGCCCTGCGTGCTGATGCGGTCAGCGAGCGACGCGAGGTAGAAGTCCACCGCACGTCGAATGTGTTCCGACACGTTCATGCCGGTCTTGGCTGCCAGCACGCGCAACTCCTTATCCTGATAACGAGTCAGGATCAGGTGCGTGCGGCGACCGTCAAGGGACTGCCGGGGCATCGGGTACTCCAGTGGTCATCTGATCCAACTCAGTGGCGAACCGCCGGTTGGGGTTAGGCATGAGGCTGTCGATCGTCGCGCGCTGTCGACCAACGCGCTGCGAGAGGATGAGGTACTCCTTCCGCAGCGTGCGCAGCTCCGCACAGATGGTGCCGATCTGGTCAAGACCGTTGCGCCTGCAGAAGCCCTCGGCTTCCTGCAAGTCGGCGTCAGAGACCGCGAAGGGCGGGGTCGGGGCTGCCATGTCGGAACTCCTTCTTCAGCCAGCGGTAGATACCGCGAGTCGTGTTCGGATCGTTGATCGCAGAGATGCCCTGCGTCGCGGGCATGCCTTGCTCCTTCTGGAACTTGAATCGCTTCTCGTGGGCGGGCAGCACCATGAGGCGGCGCAGCGGCAACGACTTTCCGGTCTTGGGGTCGAACGACATCTGCCGCGCCATGCGCCGCAGGTGCTTACAGAGCTTCGAGTTCAATGCAGTACTCCCTTGGGTTGATTCTTCACGACCGGCAGGTGTAGGTGCGCCACCTCTTTTCCACAGGTCTTGCACACGATATGGATGCACACTTCCGCAGGTTCCCAGTTCATCACCGCGATCGGGTCATGGTCTCTGAGGAAGCACTGCACGCGCCGCCAGTAGAACTCAAGCCAGTCCTTCATCTGCGCCTCGGGTTGCGTAGGAAGTCCCGCGCCGATTTGTCAACCTTACGAACGAACTTTGCCAACTTAGCGCGACGCCTTTGACAACCTTCGCACTCGTGTTCGACGATGAAGTCCACCACCCGCCCGACGGCATCGGTGATCGGACGGATGGTGTTCTTCATGGGGTTACTTCGCTCCCGGCAACTGCAACAGCGGGTAGGCGTTGCTGCCCACGACCTGCGGCGTAAAGCCCTTCCAGCGTTCGGCGATCGTCAGCGAGATGACCTCGGGGTTGTTCGCCAGTGCCTCACCCTTAAGGTTAATCGCCTCGGCCTCTGCCTTCGCACGCAGCAGCGTGGACTCGGCCACACCGCGCGCACCCTCGATGGCCTTGTCGGCCTCTGCCTTGGCGGCAGCGACTTCGTTGGCTCGCTGTGCTGCGAACTGCGTGGCCTTGATCTTCGCGTTGATGGCGTCGATCACGGTCTGCGGAAGTCGCATCTGACCCGCCCAGTACAGCCGCTCCACGCGGATGCCGAACGGTTCGACCTGATCACGCACCCGCTTCTCGACCTCAACCATCAACGCGGCCTTCTCGGCACCGTAGACAGTCTCGATCGGACGGCTGCCCGCCGCAGACACCAGCGCATCGCGGACCATGTTGCGCACGTAGCCGTCGGTGATCTCGTCGATCCCCTTGCGGAACTTCGTGAACAGCACGGAGACCTTCGTCGGGTCAACCGTGTAGCTGATACCGACATCGGCGTTGACGACCATGCCCTCGATCGTCTGGAAGCTGATCGACTCGTCGATCTCCTCGCTGTCGCTGATGTTGCCGTCGCCGTTCTCGTCGATCGGCTCCTGCGTCCACGTATAGTTCTGCGAGAACGTCGGGAACAAGTACAGCTCCTCGTTCACGCCGATCCAGTAACGACCGGGGCCAAGTTCCTGCGTGTCGACACCCTTGTCGCCACCGAGCAGGAACACCTTGACGCCGACGTTGCCCGCCGGGACCTTACTGCAGGCCGCCATCGCGAGGCAGAGCAGCACCGTTGCAATTTTACGCATTGTCGAATTTTTCCTTGTGGTAGGTGAATGCCTTGAACGTCCAGTACACGAGACCGCCCAGTGCGATCCCGCCACCCGTGACGAGCATCCAGTCACGGGCTGACACCAAGAACGGCCCTGCGAAGGCGAGGAAGAATGCCCATGTCGCCAGCAAGAGCCAGTCACTGAATCGGATTTTCATTTCGAGTCGATCCCCATCTGCTTGTAGAGGGCGCGCAACACGTCGTTGCGCCGACGCCTGAGGAGTTCACGAGTCCGCGTCGCGTGCGGGTGTTGCTCGCGGATGAACTTCTCCACTGAACTGCGATACGACTGAGCTTTGGCATCTGTTGCTGAGAACAGGCCGTGTCGGTATCGCAGCGACTTCGGCGGGTTGCCCCACAGGAGCGCGAACGCAGCGGCGAGAGTGTCGTAGTCCATGAGGCTCGAATCCTACACACCCACAGTGTGGGTGTCAATGATTTTTTCTACTTCGGGTTTCGTGAGGACGTTGCTGATGACTTCACCGATCGCCTTATGGTACGCATCGCGGCCCACCACAGAGTAGTTCCGGTAGCCGTTGATGAACTTCATCCCCTCGTCGGGCGACGCTTTACGGCCCAACGACCTGTTGAGTTGATCCATCAGGAACTCAGTCTGTTCAACCTTCCAGTTCCACGGGCCGATGACCAGCAAGCACGCGAGGTAGAGTTCATCGTCGGTCATGGAACCACCGTGCGAAGGATTCATAACTGCAAGCCTCATCAGTCACGACGCCGAGCGCGGCGAGAAGCTCATAGTACTTCCACACGCACTCGTTGAAGTCCCCCGCGCCCGATTGGATTCCGTCGCGAGTGATGCGAGGCATCTCAAGTGGCGGGCCGAGGGCTACAAGCGCCGATTCGAAGAGGTACTCAAGGTCCATGTACTAGCCATATCCGCGAGGAGGAGTTGTTCTTGCCTGCTGCTCACTCCACCCGCGCTTCATGCGGGCATGGAAGAGCTGCCTGCTCACTCCGATGCGCAATGATTCTAGCACACGATTCGTGTTTAGTATCTTGAATTTTCCAGCGGTGACGAACGCCCTGATCAGCTCCCCTTCTTTTGCCCTCGCTTGCCGCAGGGGCATCGGCTCGGCGATTACCTCCCACCCGCCGTACCGGGAGGCGTGTGAGCGCAGCCTCGCGCGAAGGTCTCGGGTTGATCCGATGTAGACCTGACGGCCCTTCAGTAGCAGGTACACGCCCGCCTTTCTGTCGAACTGCTTCAGGTCGTCGTGCTTCCGGGTTCCCGGCGGATTTGAGTTTAGGCGCATGTTTGGATTTTGCGTCAACATTGTTTTTCTGTCAAGTGTGGGGCCGAAGTACCCAAAGGGGCGGCCCACCCCCCCGGCCCCTTGGTCCGGCACCCCGGTGGCCCGTCGGCCCGACAACAGCGCAGCCTTGCAGCTCCACCCCTCTCCCATCACCGGCTTAGTGAGGCTACCCCGCAAGGGGCTAGACCTTAACAGCCTGTTAAGTCATTCAACTGGAGAACGAGATGAGCAAGATCACATTCGACAAGTCAAGGGCGAGCCGCATTGCACAAGCCGTTGCGGATTGCGCCGACAAGGGCGGTCAGGTGCAGAACATGCGCGACCGACTGATCGTGGAGTTCAAGGGCTTCCCGCGCAAGCCGCTCGACGAGACGTTGGCCGCGATGGTCAAGGATGCGCTGCACGCGAACATCTCGGCCCGCAAGACCGTTAGCGAGACGAGTGTCGGGCCGATGGTCAGCACGGCTCTGAAGATCGCGACATTCATGCCCTGCATGCTCGCGATGGAGCGCGATGACTTCGCCGGGGTTGCAGACTCGTATGCCTCACTGGCGAAGTTCAGCACTGCTGTGAAAGCTGCCGAGGGTGACTGCGAGGTCGCGATGCAGTCGCTGACCAAAGCCGCCGCGAAGAAGGACTACAAGAAGTCTGCCGCTTCGCACATCCGCGCGTTGCTTGGGATGCGTGACGGCAAGTTTCTCACCGCTGAGGGCAAGGCCCTTCTGGTCGCGTTCGCGGACTACGCGAAGCTGCCGGTGGGCGAGCTTGCCGATGAAGGGCGCAGCATGCCCAAGGCCCGAAAGGCTATCGCCGAGGTTGCCTGATCGCAGGCGCAAGGGTTGGAGGGCTTCGGCCCTCCGGCCTTTGTTTGCCTAGCGTACCCAGTTTCCGCCCTTGTGTGCTTAACAGCCTGTTAAGACACGAGGGGCAAAGGCCGAAGGGCCGAGGGGTTCCAGATGCGTTACGCCAAACCCGCACGTTTGCAGCACGTTGGGTGGAAGGGCCTTAGGGCCACTATCATCGCGGCACGGACCGAGGGCCTCGTGGCGGCAGCGAAAGAAAGGTCCAAGACATTTACAACACTCGGACCTTTCATCGGACCTTTCTTTTTCCTTATGGATCAATACCTTCCTATCTATCTATCTATCTATCCAAGTATAAATAATAACAGACCCCCACGCGAGGCTCGCCACATTAGGAGGAGGGGCTTTCGGGGGGCCTAACACCGTTGTATGTTTTCATCCCTCAGTTACGAAATGCGGACAGCGCGCCATAAGCCCGTAAGCCCATGATCCCTAACACAAAAGAAAGGTCCGATAAAAAGGCCGCACCTCAGAAGTGTCCCGGACCTTTCCTTAACAGCCTGTTAACTCACACACGCTATGGGCCTTCAGCCCCGAGGCCCATCGGCGTATCATCCACAGGGGCAGAGAGAACGACCATGCGCAAGACCACGAAACCACCGCTCCCCACGCTCGCCAAGCCTGCGGCCCTTCGGCACGCAGTGCGCCGCGATCAGAAGGCGCGACTCGACAAGCCCGAGTTCGATCCGCTCGACGCCTACCGCTGGATCGACAAACACGGTAGGTTCACCATTCCGCACACAAAGGGGACACGCAAGTGAGACTCCACGACAAGTACGGCCCGCAGCCGGGGGCGTCGCGTACCAAGATGCCTTCGGCCCTGTGGTTCCTCGCTGGCCTCATCATTGGCGCGTGGCTGGCGATGTGGGCATTCACATTCACCACAGCATGGGAGAGGGACAAGTGGGCGTGCCAACGGTACAGCCCGCTCGACGGCAAGTGTTCCCTGTACCTGAGGAGAGGGCAGCCATGAGCAGCATCACCGTGACCGAGGAGGTTGCCCCTCTGCCTGCCGACCTGCGCCTCAGTGAGGAGGACATCGCCCGTGCCAAGCGCATCCGGTGGCAGTGGATGCTGACCTACAACCGAGTGAAGAACGCACCGTGGAATGCTGCCACGGATACCCACCTTGCACGCTGCGACGAGGTGATCGCTATCATCGACGGCATGCTCGCAGCCAACGTCCGAACCCATTAACAGCCTGTTAAGGAGAGAAGCCATGTTTGTGTTGCAGACCGAGATGCCCCCCTCGTATGTGGGGCGCTACGACCCCGAGGCCCTAGACCAGCACGATCTGCGCAGGCTCAGCGGCCAAGTGATGTTCGTTGTGTACTGGTATGGCGCAGGCAGCTACGAAGGTGCGGGGCACATGCTGTTCAGCACAGATGGCATGCGATGGCACGATGCGGATCTGGGCCACTGCTCGTGCCACGGCCCGCTTGAGTACGCATACACCGGCAGCAGTCCGAGAACGCTTCAGGACCTTGAGGAAGCGTACACGGAAGAAGCCTATCGTGACGTGAAGCCGTTGTTCGAGGCGATCCGATCACACCACTGGGAGGTGCGATGATGTGGATCTGTGCTAAGTGCGGCACGGAGGCCCAACAGCCGGAGACTTGCTCCGGCTGCGGCTCCGCGATGAAACCGTTCGGAGAGGCTGACAAGCCAAAGGAGGAACGCTACAAGTTCGTGCTGATCGACCTGAAAGACCCTGCGGCCTATGGGCCGTTCACGTCCGTGATCTCTGCCGATATGTGGGCAGAGAAGCACATCAACCACAACGACACTCGTGTCGTACTCATGGAGAATCCCAATGATCGAGAGACGCAAGACCCGTGATCGGCGCGGACCTCAGCACGCCAGTGATGCATGGCTCCACTTACCACCCATCATCCGGGTGGTAAGTGCGATCGCTATCATTTCGCTCGTGGGTTGGCTTGGGTTGCAGGCAATGCAGCTCATCACCACGCTCACGTTCATACTCGCTCGTTAACAGGCTGTTAAGCATGGCAAAGACCAGAGCATGCTACAACTGCCTGCACTACGAGCAGGTCCCTGAAACCGAAAAGAACGACGTCGATGTGCTAGCCCGTGGGTTCGCACCACGTTGCAGGAAGGGCCTGAACCCTGCGTTGGAGAGCGCGCCGCCCCACATGCCTACGAGGTGGGACGGTAAGTTCGAGCCTGATGACATGGCGAGCTTCTGTGATGCCTATCTGTGGGCACCCATCAACTGGCGGATCTTTCGCAGCATGGCGAGGAACCGGCTGAAGAAGTACCCCAACTTCTCCACTGCATCACTGGCAGAGAAGTTCGTTCGGTACTACGAGGCCAGTCGCGCAGAGCGCATCAAGGTGCCGTGCCCGTGGAGCTACAGCAGGCCCTACTCGTTTGGGCACGTCAGTATCTCCTCGGGCTGGCAGCCGGTGTTCATCCTCGTGTACACGAAGTCGGCCAAGGCCAGTTCGGTGACGCTGACTGAGGACGTCGAGATCATCGGCGTGCAGCGTGACGGGAAGGGTCCGTACAGGCCAGTGCTATGAGGAAGCATGTGTTCCTCGTGCGCTGGAAGCGTGAAGGGCGAACCGTCACACCTGTGCTGGACGCCTACGCTTCCTGCGTCTGGCCCCTCGGCCCAGAGGACAATGATGTTCTCTCAGCGAGGGCGTTACTGGCAATGATCGGGGGGCAACCTGCCCTGCCCGATGACGTGAAGCACTTCTGTTCTGGATACGAAGGGATGTTGCTACGTCTGCGCTACCAGAGTGGGGACACGACTGGCCCCTATATGGTCAACGATGACGACGAGGTGCATTCGGACCAGACCATTCAGGAGTGGCTGGCAGGGGCGACTGATGCCGAGATCGCTCGCTATCATGTGCAGGCACACAGGAGAAATCGCTAGGCAGCAACCTAGATTTGATTTGCACACACGTTTGATCTATAGTTAACAGCCTGTTAAGTCAGGCACAGGAGATACCTAGTGAATATCACCAATGCAATCGACCTGATCGTCGAGTCGTTCTTCATCCAGCAGGACACAAAGGAGCGGTTCGCCATTGAACTGGTTAGTGGTCCGGGACTGGGTAAGTCCGCCGCCGTGTATCAGGCAGCCGACCGCATCGCCAAGCGTATGGGCAAGGCGCTCACGGTCAAGCCGTTCTTCCTCACGACAGTGGAGCCACCGGATGTGCGCGGCTTCGGCCTGCCGGGTCGGGACTCCGATGGCTCTCCAATCATGCAGTTCACCAAGGCACCGTGGATGCCCGTCGTCGGCGACTCGGAGTTCGGGTTCGTGTTCTTGGATGAGTTCGGTCAGGCCAATCAGGACGTGGCCAAGCCTGCGGCGGAGCTGTTCCACAGTGGACGGGTGGGTAGCTCGCAGCTCCCTATCTCGTACATGGTGATTGCTGCGAGCAATAGGGACTCGGATCGCTCGGGTGTTGGACGCTCGCTTGCATTCATCGATAACCGCAAGATGCGCGTCAACATCGAGCCGGATCTCAACGCATGGGTGGACTGGGCTGAGCGGCAGCCAATCCATCACGCTGCGATCTCGTTCGCCAAGGTGAGGCCGAACCTCGTGTTTCAGGACAAGGTGCCTGAGAAGCCGGGTCCGTTCTGCACTCCTCGTACCCTCTGCAAGGTCAGCCACCTCATCAACCGACTGCCGATGGACCTGTTCACCGAGGCAGCGGCAGGGTACTTGGGCGAGGGTGCTGCGGCAGAGTTTGTTGCCCACCTGCGCGTGGTTGATGAGCTGCCGAAGTGGGAGGACATCGTGGCCACACCTGACAAGGTGCGCTTGCCTGAGAACCGCATTGACGCCACCTATGCAGCGATGCAGATGGTGTCGCACAGGGTGGATGCGCAGACGGCGAAGCCTGCGTTCATCTTCCTCAAGCGACTGGGCAAGGAGTTTCAGGTTGCTGGCCTGAAGGCAGTACTGAAGCGGTGCCCGACGATGATCCAGACCCCTGACTTCGCGGCGTGGCTGCGCGAGAACAAGGAGCTGGTCTACGCTGCGAACGTGCTGGAGAAGAAGTGATGGCATGGTCACAGTTCTACGGTTGGGTGAAGGGGCGCTCGGAAACGCGCGCCTCTCGCTGCGGCACCAAGGACTCAGGGCTTCACCTCCTCGCTGCCAGTAAGACGGGTGCTATCACCGTCGAGCTTCGCAGTTGGGGTGGGAAGAACTGCTTCCACATTGCACTCGTCGAGTGGGGAGACTCGCGGTTCGACGACATCGTGCTTGCTCGTGGCAGCTTCACGGAGAAGGAAGGCAAGCCGGTCGTCATACTCGACGATGATCTGGTGAGGGCACACGTCGAAAGGCATGCGCTCATGGCACTGACAAAGGAGGACTGATGATTGTCGCGACCAAAGCAGGTCCTATTCGTCTCCCGCTATGGAAGCTGGAGATGATGAGGGAACAGGCAGAGAGACGCTTTCAGCGTACCGAAGCGGAGCATCGTGCTGCCGAACGCGCGCTGCGAGAGATTCGTAATGTAATTGCCGAAAGGCAGATGGAGGATTCACATGACTGACATCTTCGATATGGACTCATTGCTCGCCGACATCCTCGACGACAGCAAGCCCCTGCCACAAGCAGGCAGCATCGCTATCATCGCGGCCCCACAGCCCGAAGTAGGCAAGCTGCCTGAGCTGTTCGCTGCCGACAGCACTGCGGAGGTGAGTGTCACCGTGGAGGAAGGCCCGCCGACCACGCTCGACGAGATCTTCAAGGACGTGGAGGACAAGGCGCTTAACAGCCTGTTAACTCCCGTGCAGGAAGGTCAGCTCGATGCGTTCCCGGTCGCGTCCCCTGCGGCCCCTGAGCCTGCACCCGTTGCAGACACGAGGGACTACACCCTGCCCGTGATCCCGATGCCCTCGTTCACTGATGACGAGATCGCATCGACGATCGACCTGCGCAACTTCGCCACCATGACGACGCTCAATACCAAGCGTTGGCATGCGAGGGTGAAAGACCGCAAGGTGGGGCAGGACATTGCTGATGCGAACGACGCGGATGCTTCGGCGTTCGAGACTCGCAAGCGGCTGCTCGCTGGTGCTGATGACCTGCTCAAGGCGATCCACAAGGCGATCGACAATGCAAGGGCCAAGTACTACGAGATGACCCTGCCGTGGACGACTACCGGCATCGACGACGTGGGTCGTAGGTCGGGCGCTCGGATCATGCCCAACACGCAGTTCTTCGAGTTCGTCACTGCAATGGGTGACTGCAAGGCTGAGATGGAGGCGGCACTGGACAAGTTCGTGCCGGTCTATCCGCAGTTGATTCAGGAAGCCCAGAAGAAACTCGGCAAGCGGTTCGACATCACGGAGTACCCGCACGAGTCGGTAATCCGGTCGCACTTTGCGCTGAGCTTCGACTTCCAGCCGATCCCGCAAGGGGGCGACTTCAAGGGACTGCCCGATGCGCAGTGTCAGGCGCTCGCTAATGCCCTACAGGGCAAGACCCGGCAGATGCTGGAGAATGCCATGCAGGATCTCTGGGTGCGCGCAGGCGAGGCCGTGGGCAGGATGGCGGAACGTCTCTCCCATCCCGACAAGCTGTTCCACTACACGCTCGTGGACAACGTGCGTTCGGTGGCCAATCAGCTCAAGCACCTGAACGTCACGGATGACCCGCGTATCAGGGACTTGCAGCAGTACATCGAGACGCACCTGTGCGCCGCTGATGTGGACGATCTGCGCAAGAATCCGGTGCTTCGCACCACGGTGGGGGCACATGCAGCGGAGGCCGTGGAACGCATGGCGAAGTTCGCCAAGGGGGTGTGATGATTGTCCTGAAGGGCAGGCTGAAGCGTCTGAACGCAGGCATATCCAGCTTCGACTTCTGGGAGATGGTTGACAAACGTCGGAACGAAAGTGGTTGGCATGCAGGCAACTCCCGTTCTGCCGTGCGCGCTGCCGTTGCGTCGATCTTCCGGGTCAAGCCGGAGTTCGATGCAGAGGTGGCGGCAACCATCCAGATGCTGTGCGATGGAGCCACTATCACGTCACCCGACCTGATCATGGTGCTGGACATCTTCAGCATGCGAGGCACCCGCGTGTATTCCTACAGCAAGTACCCACTTGCCATAGAGACCGACCGTGGCTGGCTCGTCTACCCCCTCAACATTCGACACGTTAACCGGCAGTTAAGCCGGAAGGAGAGACCATGACCGACAACGTAATTGCCAAGCAACGCTTCACGGAGATGCGTACAGCAATGCTGCTGCACACGCCGTTCTTCGCGAGCCTGCTGCTCGACATGATGACCACGAAGGTGGGTAAGTTCCCCGGCCTTGACACAGCAGGGACCAACGGCAAGATCATCTGGTTCGATGAGGACTTCCTCGCGGGTCTCGATCTACCCGAGGCTGTGTTCCTGTGCTGCCACGAGATCTCGCATGCCATGTGGATGCACATGGAGCGAGGGCGCAAGTGGATGGATCTGGGCCTGCATGGGCAGCCGTTTAACGCAGGACTCTACAACATCGCGGCGGACTATGTGATCAACGACATGCTGGTCAAGAGCCACGTCGGGCGCATGCCTAAGATGGGGCTGATCGATCGCAAGTACACGGGCGACATGCTGGTCGAGGATGTCTACAAGGACCTGATGAGCAAGCAACCACCGCCACCGCAAGGCGGAGGGCAAGGTAAGCCCGACGATGGCACGGGCAATCCACCACCGGAAGGGTCGGATGGCGGTGTCCCGAGCAAGGAGGGAGCTGACGGCAAGACCCCGATGGACACGCATGTGTACGAGCCTGCCAAAGTGGCCGAGGCAGAGATGAAGCGTGCGATTGCCACGGCAGTGTCGCAGGCGAAGGCGATGGGCAAGATGCCTGCTCAGTTGGAGCGATGGGTGGAGGAAACCCTGCGGCCCCAAGTGAACTGGAAGGAGAGACTCCGGCTCATGGTTACTCGCTTGGCCAACCGCGACAGCACGACGTGGACTTCCCCACACCGTCGCAGGCTGGTGTCCCAGAAGATCTACCTGCCGAGCTACACCGGGTTCGGGGCAGGTGAGATGGTCGGCGTGACGGACACGTCAGGCAGCATGGGTGCCAAGGAGTTCGATGCCTCATGGGCAGAGTTCTCCGACATCATCATGAACTGCCGTCCTGAGCGCATGTGGCTGATGGCATGCGACGCAAAGGTCCACAACGTCCACGAACTGGCCAGCTATCACGACATCTATGCCGAGCGTCCTGAGATGCGTGGCGGAGGTGGCACGGACTTCCGGCCTGCGTTCGAGGAAGTGACCGAGCGGAACATCTGCCCTGCTGTGCTGGTGTTCTTCACCGATGGCTACGGTACGTTCCCTGATGTAGCACCGGACTACCCGGTCATCTGGGTCATGACCACCGATGTGGTTGCACCGTTCGGTGAGACCATCAAGGTGGAGCTGAATGACTATGAGTGATCACTTCGCAGCACGAGCGAGGATTCGACTGGCAGGGTTGCTGCCACGGCTGCGGATTGCACACCCGCTGCCGCTTGATGCGAAGGAGGTCTACGCGGCAGCCTTCCCCGAGTCGAAACTTGCTGTATGGTGCGGTGATCCGGTCAGCACAGACATGCGGAACAAGGCGCTGCCTTACCGCAATCTGGTTCGCTGCACGCATCGGGAGAGCGTCGTCCACTTCTGCCTGAACTCTCAGGACGAACTCGACGCATTCACTGATGACTCGGATCGGGCGCTGTTCTGGGTACAGTTCCCTCGCCAAGTGGTAGCACCACCACTGGGAGGGGCCTTTCAACTGACGGAGAGTATGAGGTGTAACAAGGCACTCGTCTCGTGGTTTACCGATGCGCGGTTCCTCGACGACGAGATCAATCACTTCACCCACAAGATCTACAAGGCAGTGGCGAATATGCGCAATTCGAGCGAGCTGGCACTGGCGTGGCCCGAGGTGGCCAAGGCAGCACCGGGCGTTGTCGATGCGCTTGCGACCAAGCGAGCTGCCGCGCGGAGTCCCCGCATTCCAGTACTGCGTAAGGAGGTACTGGCTTACTTCCCACCGACCGAGATGGCGCGAGTTACCGACATGCTCGCGACCGCTATCATGCTACCGTCCATGACAATGCCGTCGTCATGGGTCGATATGTATTCCCCTGAAATAGGAGACGGAGAATGAACTGGTTACACCGCAAATCGAGAGGCAGGAAGGGTACAGGCAAGAAGGGCATGAAGAACTTTGCCCAGACAGCCGTCACGAAGTACGCATCTGAGCGATTGCAGAACCGTTGGGCAATGCTGTGCCCATTTCCACTGGACAAGCGAGAGATCTACCAGACGCTGTTCTCAGATGAACAGCACAAGGCGATCGACCTGCTGGTCCGCACGGCACCGTCGATGATCACGACGAACTCCGAGGTGTGCCTCAAGTTCGACATCCCGTTCCGCACTACTGTGCGAGGGAAGGGCGCTGAGCCGCAGCGGCTGATCGTGAAGCTCGGTACAGCCTACCCCCTGCCTGACACGGGTGCTGTGTTCAGGGATGGGGAACACGAGTACCTCGCTTCGCAGCTCCCGGCACAGTTGCGTGAGCCACTGGAAGAGTGGGCGAAGCGGTGGCTGATCGCAGCACTGGAGACACGACAGACATCCGCCAAGCTGTATCAGCTCTTCGAGATGTGCAGCACGATTGGGCAAGTCAAGCGAGTGTGGCCCAACGCCTGCAACATGCTCCCCGAGGATGCGCAGGCCAAGCTGCGCGATGCCAAGGTGAAGTCGCCTTATCCCGACGATGCACTGGAGACCATCGGCTACCGGGACGACGGCAGCGACATCAAGCGGCTCAAGGACGAGTGGTCGCCTAAGACGCTGGAGTGGTTCGACGATCGGATCACTGAGGCGATGTGCCTGCCGTACGACGCGGACAACGACCCGGACGGCGACGCACAGATCGTTTTCACAACGACTTAACAGGCTGTTAAGAGGGCGGCTGGATCCTGCGGGATTCAGTCGCCCCCTTTTTTGTCTGCTGTACCCCTTGACTTGATCGGAAACATGGGCATACTAGGCATCAAGTCATCAGGGGTTGAACACCCCCTCGCGCAGCCGGAGGTCGGGAGATGGTCTGAGCTAAGCTCTAAGAAGTAACACCGGCAGGTGCCGCCTCGTTCCTCTGGCGCAAGCCAAAAATCCGCGAGGTGAAGCATCCGTAGGCCCCACGAGACGGGGCATGGACAACACAGGAGATCACATGGCTAAGAGTATCGGCAGACCCGTAGTGAACAAGCACAAGGTCCCCACGAGGCAGTGGACGAAGTGGAGCAACCATGCTCGCAAGGTGTTCAACAACGTGTATCAGAGCATGCGCCCCACGATGCAGTTCGCCTACACGCATCCGATGGCGGCACCCGTGCCCAAGAAGCATTGGGACACGACCCGCTGGAACGCAGCGTGGACGGCAGCAGACTCAGCCGATGGCATGGGCGTGCTGCGCAGGGTCATCGAAGTCGACGCATGACCGCTATCATCATCGTATTCCTCACGGTGTTCGCTGCGAACTTCGCTTTCATCTTCCTGAAAGCATTCCAGCAGCGCAACGTGATCCACAACAATTACGGATGGGTACTCATCACATCGAACGCGATGGCGCTGTTCGAGGTGTATGTTGTGGCGTCCGTTGCCAAGCATGGAGTTGAACTATGGCTCGTTCTAGCACTGGGCTTGGGAGGCGGCACCGGCTGTCTCGCCGCGATGCTTCTCCACAACAGGTTCGTACTGCGCAAGGACTCAACCCTGTGAGCAAACAGCTTCTCATCGGACTGACTGGTCCCGCTGGCTGCGGCAAGGACACGGTGGCGTACCTGCTGCACAAGCACGGAGCGTTCCATCGGTACACGATGACCAAGGCCATTAAGCAAGGACTCGAAGTCATGCTCGGCGTGTCGATGGAGATCTGGGACGATCGCGTGGCGAAGGAGACCGTCATCCCTTGGATCGGCAAGTCCCCTCGGCAGCTTGCCCAGACGCTCGGCACGGAGTGGGGCAGGAACCTGATCCATCAGGACATCTGGCTGCGCCGCATGCTACGCGAGTGGGATGAGGTCAGAACGGCTGTCTCCCCTCGCATGGTGGTAACGGACGTTCGGTTCGACAACGAAGCGCAGGCGATCAAGAGTGCTGGTGGCACGGTGTGGAAAGTCGAGCGGCCCGGAGTCGCAGCCGTTGCTGCACACGTCTCCGAAAAGGGGGTGTCGTCGGCACTGATCGAGGGCGTGGTGAAGAACACCGGCACGCTCGACCAACTCGAAGCGAACATGCAGCATTGGATTCGCTTCCTGATGAAGCGATACGCCAAGTGATCGGGAGGACGTAGCTCTATGAGCAAGTTGCCAACGTGGGAACAGTGCGAGCGCAACGTGAAAAACGGATCAGCGACTGCGCTGGAAGGCTTCATCTACGAGAACGAACCAGCCGGAACCGAGATTGAAGCGGTGTTTCGTAATGGGCTTGCTGCGGTTTTGGCAGAGGCGCAGGCAAGTCCTGTCAGCGCATCAGCGGTTCAGCCAGAAAGATGTTGCCTCGATTACCCCCGCTGTGACTGCAACTCACCGCCAGAACCGGACGACGAGTGGCACTGCTCTCAGTACCCCGGCTGCGAATGCTTCGCCGGATGCCGGGAGAAGGCACTGGAGGCTGCACCATGACTAGACGCTACAACCTGAGCCACCCTGCCGGCCAGCCAATGCCGGAGGACTGGATTCACCTTCCCGATTCAGTCGTTGCGGCTGCCGACTACGACGCTGTCTCGGCGCGTCTTGCCGAGGCGGAAACAAACGCCGAATGGGCACAGCACTGGAAGGATAAGCACGATACCGTTGAGGCCGAAATCGAGCGGCTTCGCGCTGGCCTGCAACTGATTGCCGACGACAAGAACAGGCTCATGAACGAGGTGGCGCGTCAGACGGCGGCTTCGATACTTGGCGGGAAACCAATCGGTGAGGTTCCTGAGTGGCCGACGCGAGAGGAAGCCGAGAAGCGTGCCGCCGAGTTGATGGCAATTGGCCGAGCTACGCTTGGCGAAAACGATGATTGGCTCTGTTTCCAGCGCCCCGCGCAGCCGAAGGTGACTCCATGAAAGACATGAACTGGCCGGAACGGGTGGCGTATCTAGAGAACCAGTTAGCTGACTCTGATCGGGATAACCAACGGCTTCGGGAGTTCATCGAAGGGCTACCCGATGGCGACGAGATCGTGCGGCTTCGGGGGTTATTGACGCGCATTCACGGCATCGCCGCCGAACCGCGCCCGGTCAATATGGCGGTGCGGCTTGAGAACATCGCGTGCATCGCATCAGGGGAACGTGACGCAACCTCTGCACAATTGGCCGAGGCGCAGAGGTTTTCTCACAGCGCGCCGGCTGGGTGCAACCACTTCCCCGGTCAGGTCAACTGTGAATGGTGTACCGAGCCAGAGCGAGCCACTCAACCCGTGGAGCCAAAGCCATGAGCGGAATTAAGTACGAAGTGTTGGCTGGCGACGACCTGATCTCAGCCTTGCGTGGAGGTCGCACTGGCGATCTGTTGGACGATGCCGCGTATGCAGCCGCCGACGAGATTGAGCGATTGCAGAGGGTGCTGCAAAAGGTCATGGCGCGCTGTGCAGACTTGCTAGACGAGGATCAGTTCAACGAGCTTGACGAACTGCTGCGCCTGCTGAACCTCGACCCCGACCAATACCGAACCGATGGCGGGAGCCTAAATCTGCCGAAGGTTAAGGCGGCACTATTGCACCCCGACGAGTACCCGAAGCTTGCTGATGCCGAGCGGTATCGGTGGCTGCAAGAGCACACGGTCGTCACCGGGCTATCACTCTGGATGGGGCAGCACCAGACCTTGAGAGAGGCCATAGACGCCGAGCGAGCTACTCCAACCGTGAAAGGGGTGCAGCCGTGAGCAGACGCAAAGCAAAGATCGAAACAGAAAAAGCATTAATGGGGAGAGGTATAAACCTGAAAAACGGTGGAAGCGTGGTTATTTTTCCACTGGACGACGGTGTATTCGGGTGGGAGTTGACCAACAGCAAAGGCGACATCACGCGATTCTCGCTGACCCGCGAAGCCATGAATGCAATGCTGTCGCTGCACGCTGAAGTTACATGGGGACCGTGGAAG